TACGGATACTTCGCTCCTACTCAAGCTCAGGCCAAAAAGATCGCTTGGAGTTACCTCAAGACCTTTACTCATCAGATACCTGGTGTGATCAAGAACGAGTCGGAGCTATGGATTCGCTTCCAGAACGGGGCAGAGATCGGGCTTTATTCCGGTGAGAACTATGAGCGAGCAAGGGGACTCTACTTTGATGGTGTAGTATTGGACGAATACGCCGACATTCCACCAGACGCGTGGGAGTCAGTCATAGAACCGTGTCTTTTAGACTACAAAGGTTGGGCCACGTTTGTTGGGACGCCCAAGGGTAAAAATGCTTTCTGGAGAGTCTACCAGCACTCGCTCAAAGACCCTGAGTGGTTTTCCCTCTGTCTAAAAGCATCTGAGAGCGGTCTGATCCCGCCTGATCAGCTAGCTAGGATGAAAGCTACAAGAGACGCTAGTGTGTTTGAGCGAGAGTTTGAATGCTCTTTCTCATCTGACATACCTGGAACAATCTACGCCAAAGAGGTGGAAGACGCGCTGAGGCTAGGTCATGTTTGCGATTTTGAGCCTAACAGAGTTCCGGTATGGACGACCTGGGATATTGGGTCTCCAGTGAACACTGCAGTGATTTACTTCCAGCTAGAAGGCCTGAGAAGAACGGTAATTGACTGCGACATATCAGCCAGCATGACGTTAGAGGAGCGTGTTGGACATATGCAGGCTAAAGGATATGACTATGGCGGTCACCTACTGCCACATGACTCAGCAGCTAGACAGCCTAATGGACTCACGTTCGCAGAGGAGCTACGGAAGGCTGGCCTGTCAAACGTCCAGACAATCCCAAGGACACACGACAAGGAGCTACGCATTAACGCGACAAAGAAGGCGTTTCCGAATATTTGGTTCAGAGATAAACAAACCACTCATCTCAGAGACGCTCTGAGTCAATACCATTACAAGGAAGCTACCGATGGAACTGGATGGATCACAAACAAGATCTCTCACGGCTGGGAGTCTCATCCATCTGACGCATTCTCAATGTTGGCAGAGGCAGAGCTGCACGATATGCTGACCGATCAGCAGTCACACACTAAGCGCCGGCGTAGGCCACGCATCAATGCTGGGTCTGGATACTAAAGTGTCGATTTCTTGATATTTAAAGATAGTTGACATATTTACGCAAAAAGCGTAATAAGCGCGTATGGGATTCCTTAGTCCAAAGCCTCCACCGCCCCCGCCGCCTCCTGCCATGCCAGACGTAGGCCGCACTGAAGCCAAGAAGATTGCCAAGCGTAAGCGGAAACGCAGCATGAGTGAGTCTAGCTATGCTCAGTCAACTAGAGGTGGAGCCGTTAATCCAAATTACTCGACGGGTAGTAAGACAGCACAGGGTCAATGATCGACGAGAACGTAGATACCATTCTCAGAAAGGCTGATTCGCTTGAGAGTGAACTTAATGCTTTCAAGTCTCACTGGGATCTGACCGCTAAGTATTTTAAGCCTCAGCTTGATATATTTACGCAAACTCCCCAGTCGCCTGACGTTACCGGATTCTCTGGCCTGTATGACACTACCGGCATTGAGAGTCTGGATACCTACTCCAACGGCATGATTGCCGAGGTGTTTTCGTCAAATGAGAAATGGATGATCTACACGCCCCAGGATGACCACGAGGTCGATGATGCGGGCCGTAAGTGGTATAACAAATGTTCTGAGCTAGCCTTAACTGCTCTCGGTCGCAGTAACTTCTACCAGTCAATCAAGCCGGTCGTCACCGATATGGGATGTGGCGGCACTGGATCACTGTATGTTGAGCGAGGAAACAAGAAGCTGCTCAAGTTTTGTTATGACCGTTTAGGCACATTTGCTATTGAGAAGGATGGCGAGGGAGATATTCGCACTGAATACCGGTGGCTGACTATGACTGCTTCTGAGATGGCAGATAAGTTTGGCGAGGACAATCTAGGCAAGAAGGCCAAGGCATCATTAAATGACATGAAGAAGGGTGGTGAGAAGACTCACTTCACTGTGATCCATGCTTGCTTCCCTCGCAACAAGAACGGGATCGAAGCCAAGAACAAGCCATTCGCCAGTATTTACGTCTGCAAAGAAGACAGAATGATTTTAGAAGAAGGTGGATATGATTACTATCCATTCGCTTCACCAAGAGCTGAAATCTGGAATGATTACAACTACGGTCTAGCTCCAGCTTCAAAGGCGCTACCTGCAATGAGAGAGCTAAACAAGCTCCGTAGAGATGTGCATGAAGGCGTAGCTCTACAGGTCAAACCACCTTGGCTAGTGCCATCAGACTCAGTAGATGAGATCTCAACACGACCTAATGGCGTGACAGTCTTTGATGAGCGTAACGGGATGAAGCCCGAGCAGATGAGACTCTACAACGACATTAACGCCGGCATGGTATTGATGGAAAACGTCACAGAGCAGGTCCGTGGATTCTTCCATGCTCAGCTATTTGAGGCCGTAGCTCAGAAGGATAAGCAGATGACGGCCAGAGAGGTTGCCAGTATTGAGAACGCTGCTCTTCGTCGCTTCCTACCTAATTTCAACCAGATCACTACAGAGCTAACACCAATCTTCCAGAACGTGTTCCTGCTACTGTTTAATGAAGGAGCATTCCCAGACCCACCTGAGTCTGTAAAGCTTTACCCTGATGGCCCAATGAATGCCGGTATCGTGCCGCTTCCAAAGGTTGAGTTCACCTCGCGCATTGCTCTAGCGATTCGGATGATCGAAAACAACGCTATTGACCGCACTATTGAGCGGATTATGCCAATGATTCAGATCGCTCCAGAGCTTGCCGACAACTTTGACCTTGACCAGATGCGTAGAGATAGCGCCCGCAATGACGGTATTTCAGAGGATGTCATCAAGAATCTTCAACAGGTAATCGAACAGCGCGAGGCCCGCGCAGCAGAGATGGCTCAACAGCAGCAGATGATGATGGCTCAACAAGCTGCCAGCGCTGCCAAGGACGCTAGCCAGGTCGATCCTGAGAAGCTTCAAGGCATGATGCAATAATGGACAGACATACACATAACGGGAAGGTTGTTAAGACTCTCCTGTCTACCACAGAAGGGGACGCGCTGTTGGAATGGATGAAAGTAAAATTTCAGTTCGACCAGCCGGTGTTCAAAGCAGAAGACGACTACAACGAGACATCCGCAAAATTACGAGAAGGTGGCCGTCACGTAATCATAGAACTAGAGAACCTAAAACCAAGAAACCCAGATGATTGATCCAAGACTATTTAAACTAGTTGGCGACAAGTTCATTCGACAGACCGACATGAAAGAGATCGCCACGCTTGTAGCCGGCGAGGTTACAGGTCTTCACCACAAGCAGGAGAAGTTCCGAGAGACTCTAGAAAATCTAATAGGTGACGCATCACCAGTAGAGGTTGAGGTTTCTATTAAGCAACCTAAGACAAAACGGTCTAAAAAGGATGCTCCGGCAGAATATTTCACTAAACGCATGGGCGGGAAGTCAGCTCAGGTAGTTGAGTGGAGACGCGAGAACTGGAGCGCGAAGCAGTTCAAGGACGAATATGGCGATCTATTTACAGAAGAGAATCTATGAGACAATACGAATTGATTAGAAACGAAGAAGGAGGAGATGCTGGCGGCGGTGCTGCCGTAGCTGACCCTACAGAAGAATACGGCTCAGACCCATCAACCCCGCCAACCTTTGACGCATCAGGAATGTTTGATGCAGATGGTAGGTTTCAAGAGATTGGAGACCGGTTTAAGAACGACAGCGTCGATGCTGACTACATTAACCGCAACTTCAAAGGCAAGAGTCCTTCCGATCTGGCCAAGATGCTAAAGGATAACCAGACGGCAGCGCGAGCAAAGTCAGTCAGTTACCCAGGAGCAGACGCCAGCGATGAGGATTGGAGTCGATTCCGTGAAGCTGCCGGTGTGCCAGAGAGCGCAGATCAAGTCATGCCGGAAGACTTTGAAAGCTTCCAGAACGCTACTGGATGGACTGAAGAGGTGGCAACTCCAGTAGTTGATGCCCTGATCCAATCAGGAGCGCCAGGACCAGCAATCACTGCCGGACTAGCGGCTGTTCAAAAAGCAGCAGCAGCACAAGCCGAACAATGGCAGGCAGAGGCCCAAGAGCGACGAGAAGCCGGTAAACAGCAGCTTCTAGAGGCATTTGGAACAGAAACCGATGCTCGCATTAATGGAGCGACTGTTGCAGCCGAAAAGCTCGGCATCCAAGCTGGACTTAGTCAAGAGCAGATTGAAGGCGTCAAGCAGGTAGTGTCTCAGATTGATAGCCCAGAGCTTACTAGGATGTTTGCGCATCTAAGTGATGCAATCTCAGAGGCTTCCTACCGAGGGCCAGGTCAGACAGCTAAGGTCGATGACTTCCGAGGACCAGCCGAAACAGCTCAGGCAATCATGGAAGATAGTCAGCACCCAATGCACGCCAAGGTTATGGCCGGCGACGATGCTGTTCACAAACACGTTGACACTTTGCTAGCAAAAGCGAGAGATATTGCTTAACAAATTTCTAGGTGGTCTCTCTCTTCCCATCTAGCACCGAGCCTCCTCCTCTTAGTCATGTCAGAGGGGGAGGCTTTTTGTTTGACTAAATTGATATTTTAGCTTAGAAGGCTATCCATGACAGCTTACCTAGCTTGCTAGACCTGTCTATACAGCCCCAATTTGGCCGCCCTACATACGCCCCTCGCATGGCCTACCAGCATTAGCTGCCCCAATTTTAGAGGTTTCCGTTCACAGACAGCGGCTTTCGTGAACCAAAACAAAAACCTAAACCTTAAAATATTATGCCAGTTAGTCCAACACTCGCGCTGATCGATCAGTATCAGCCTAAATTTGAAAGTCAGTGGCGTCGTCTTGCCCAGCAGGTCGATAGCCGTCTTAGCGGCGCTGTTAGCGTCAACTCCAACTGCACCGGTGAGGTAAACTACCGAGACCAGATTAAGCCTATTGACGTTTCGTCACTTGGCACTCCTAGTCAAAACCGCATTGCTGCAACCGCAATTTCTCAAATTGAAACCCAGAAGCGCGCAAACTACCCTGAGAAGTTCCAGGCAGTTAAGCACTTTGACGAGTTTGACGAGGTGTGGCTTGCAGAGCAGTCGAAGCCCACATCACAGACCTTCCTTGAGTTTAAGGCAGGATTTAACCGCAAGATGGATGATCTTATCATTGCCGCTGCTACCGGAACTGCAAAGACCGGTAACAATGGCGCTGTAAGCACAACTCTTCCAACCGGCCAAGTTATCTCTGTCGATACTGGAGGATCTGGATCTGGAATGAACCTCGCAAAAATCCTTGATGCTAAGCAGCTCATGGAAGAAAACGAGGTATTTGGCCAAGACATTGACGGTGATGACGCTTACCTTGTCCTTAACGCCAAAGCCCTTCGCGGTCTTTATGATGAAGCTAAGATTACTTCTAGTGATTACGCCGGCGAACTCCAAGCTCTCTATAACGGAGAGATTGATCAGTTCCTTGGTTTCAACTTTGTCCGCACCGAGCGCCTTGCAGTCGCATCCAATGTTCGCACTTGCTTTGCTTTTGTGAAGTCAGGTATCGCACTTGATATTTGGCAGAATCCTAAGTTCAAGCTTAGCGAGCGTAACGACTTCAATGACGCCGCCCAGCTTCGCGGAACTGCCGCAGCAGGAGCCACTCGCCTTGAGGAAGTCAAGGTTGTAGAGATTCCTTGCGACGAGTCCTAGTCCATAGCAACAACCAACAAGGGTCCGTCTGTCTTTCGGGGCGGGCGGGCCTTTCCTTTTTATGAGCAAGATCATTACTGACATCGACATCGCCAACCAAGCGCTTGGCTATTTGGGAGAGCAGACAATTGCAACAATGTCTGAAAACACCAAGGAGGCACGGCAGGTCTCGCTCCACTTTGACCAGACGCTCCGTGAGATCATGGAGAAACACAGGTGGTCAGTAGGCCGAAAAAGAACTAGAATGACGCTATTCGGCGCAACACCAGATTTCGGGTGGTCTTACGCTCACATTATCCCAGAAGACTGCCTTAGGGTCTTAGATTTGTTTGAGCTTTCAGAAGAGACGCCCACACCAAACCCAGTTCCTATTCGCAAGTTTGAAAAGGAGCCTGGGCTTATCCTTAGCAACATTAAGCATTGCGGCCTAGTCTACATCAAAGAGGTAATCTCATCAGATCTATCACCACTTCTTGTTAAAGCTCTAGCAATCAAGCTGGCATCAAAGCTAGCAATTCCCCTCGGTGAGTCCAGACTGGCCGGCGATCTATCTAATATGGCCGACAATGCCATCAAAGACGCATGGCTGAGCGACGCAAGACAGTCACGATCAGGAGAAAACTCTGATTTCCTCCAAAGATCTGAAGAAAACCACGCCGAAAGCGGAAGATACAATGCCTGAGTTTTTGCAGTCTAACTTTAATGGTGAGTGGTCTCCGCTCATGCTTGGCCGTGTAGAGCTGTCACGATACGCTACATCGCTAAGAACGATGGAGAACTTTGCCCCGACCATACCTGGCGGCGCGAGAAAGCGACCTGGCACTGAATACATTGGCGAAGTCAGAGACTCATCAAAGAAAACACGGCTTGAAAGCTTCACGTTTTCTAATGAGCAATCTTATTTGCTAGAATTTAGCGATATAAAGTTACGGTTCTGGAGAAACGGGGTGTTATTAGGCGATATTAAAACAACTCCCTACACTGAGAATGAGGTGTTTAGCCTAAGAATGACATCAACAAACGACATTGTCTATATTGCCTCGCCTAATCATGCTCCCTACAAGCTAACCAGAACATCTGACACTACGTTTGATTTTGCAGCGCTTGAGTTTGAGAACCAGCCGTTTGAAGACGAAAACCTTACAGATGTCACTATAAGCGCGTCTGCGGCAACAGGCACAGGTATAACCTTAACGTCTTCCAGTAATTTGTTTACTGACGACATGGATGATGGCGATGGAAGCACGTTTAAAATTTCTCACTATGTGCCAAGAACTGTATTAGAAAGCTCTATTAATGAATCTAAAGTAGAAAAAATAAGCGCAAACGAATTTGATAATCAAACTAGCTATCAACCAAATGATGAAGTTTGGTTTGAAGTTAATTCAACAGTTTTTTATTACACCTGTCATACAGCATACACTGGAGGAGCTTCTACAGAAACAAATCCTATTAATTTAAATGGTTATTTTTCTACTGGTGTAGTTGCAGAAATTTTAGGGACAACTTCCGATGTAATGAAATTTTACATTGAAGGAGAGTGGTCGTTCAGGACAGAAGGTAACTGGGATGGAGAATGGGGTATTCAAGAGTCTGATGATGGGCTTCTTAACAATTGGATAACTAGATTCTCAATGGCGTCTTACAATGGTTCTGATAACTACGTCCGAGAGGGTGATGAGTCGGCCAATCCAGTTTGGCTTCGTGTTGTATTATTTAATACTGCTAGCGGAACAAACCATAGAGTTACGTGGACAACTGCGGATGTTGAAAAATCAGGAGAAGTTACAGTTACTGGTTACACTTCTCCGACACAAGTCACTGCTAATGTAAGCACAACTAGGCCACTTTATTCTACGGCAGCAACTAAACACTGGTCAGAAAATGAGTGGAATTATAGAAAAGGGTTTCCAAGTCAGGTGTTCTTTAAAAACAACCGGCTTTGTTTTGCTTCTACTAAGGCAGACAACCAAGCTATTTGGGGAAGCGAGGTAGATAAATGGGATAACTTTAAGCGTGGCATACAAGAAGACTCGCAGCCATTTAAAGACGTTCTAAGGACCGGCAACCAAGATCCGATACAATGGGTATCTGAGCAGTCAAAGACGCTTCTGGGGCTATCCTCGCAGATAAGAAACCTAACCGGTGAAGACGGGTCATCTATTCTAGCGCCAGGCAAAAACAGCTCGGCAAGACAAGCCGGTCGCGGCGCTGCTGACCTTGAGCCTGTAGAGGTTGATGACTTTACATTCTACGTCCAGCTAGGAGGCAGGATTATCAGAGGTCTCACAAACGATTATGAGCGTGGCGTTTACGCTGCTGCTGATATGACTAGAGAGGCTGAACACGTAACTAGAGGTGGCGTCAAGCAAATGGCGTTTCAGCTAAACCGTGTTTCTACGCTCTACGCCGTCACAGGAGAGGGTATCGCTGCTTGCCTAGTGTTTGATCCAGAAGTGGAGAAAATGGGATGGTATCGCCTTAAAACGCAAGGAGGGACAATTGAGTCAGTTGCTATCCTTCCGGCTACCGGAGAAGAAGACGAAGTCTACTTTGTAGTCAAGAGAACCATCAACGGAAGCACCAAGCGCTACATTGAGAGGCTAAAAAACGATCAGATCAGAATTCAAGATGACGGCCTACAGGACGATATGTTCTATGTCGATTGCGGCACTACGATTACCGGAGCTAATATTTCTACAAATTCCACAACTAATGTTACTACAATTGCTGGATCGACTCACCTAGAAGGTAAAGAAATACAGATTCTTTTAGACGGGGACTATTTTGGCAAGAAAACAGTAAGCAGCGGGTCTGTTACGATACCTACTATTACTAATGATGATTTCAATAACGCATCTTCATACAAAGTAGGGGATCGCGTAAGGTTTTTGTCTAGCGGAACCTTTACTTACTTTGTTTGTGTTCTTGCATACACTGGAGGTGATTCTACGCAAACTAATCCGGCATTAGCGGTGGATTCAAATTCAAATCCATACTTTGCTGCTAGCAAGGCAACTTGTGGCTTACCTATTGAAGCTAAGCTGTGGCCAATGCCGTTAGAGGGCATTACAGCGTCAGGAACGACCTCTGGAGACAAGAAGCGAGTCAAAGAGATTACGATTGACGTTATGAACTCACTAGGAATCCAGACAAAAGACTCACCGGATGACACTAAGGAGCCTACAGATCTTACTCCAAGACAGTCTGATGCAGACCTTGGATCATCGCCGGCACTCTATAGCGGCAAGCTTGAAGTCAGAAATACTTTGCCAAGATCGTTTGATGGTAATGTTTTTTATCAATCAGATATTCCTTTTGGCGTATTTATCCGTAACATCATTACTAAATGGGAGAAGACCAGCTAACCTTGAAACCTTATTTTCCAGAACATTATCCATTGCTTTGCCAATGGTGGGACTCACACGGCTCTCTGAGGGCTAGTAGGTCTGATTTGGAGTCTGGTATAGGATTGTTGGCAGAAAGCGATTCTAGGCCCGTTGGAGCGTGTTTCTTGTATGTTACAGGAGCGCTTGGGTTTATTGAGGCTATGGTTATTAGCCCTGACTCAACTGTGTCCAAGTCTAGAAAGATTGCTGACACTTTATTTAAGGAGTTACAAAAGATAGCCAAGGCAGAAGGCGTCAACAAGCTAATCGCTTTTGTTCAGTCTAAAGGCATGGTCAGGGAGTGTTCTCGCTCAGGTTTTACACAAGTCGGGCCACCTATGGCGCAAATGGTTCAAACAATATAAAGAAATGGCAATTCCTTTAGCTTTACAAGTAGCAAGCACCGCAATGAAAGTGGGTGCATCAATTCAACAAGGGCAGATGGCAATGCAGTCTGCTAGGTATAATGCAAAAGTCATTGGGCGACAGGCTGAGCAAGAGGCAGAGGCTTCGTTGGAAAGCATGGCTCGCAAAAGAACTGAAAACGAAAGAGCATTATCATCGATCAGGCTACGTATGCAGGAGTCTGGACTTGATACGACTCAGGGATCTAGCGCGGATTACTTTGACGAGGCCACTTCAAGACTTGAGTTACAGATTCTAGACGAAGCTAGGCAGTCAAATTTTAGAGATAGGGCAAGGCGAAACGAAGCTCAGATGCAGATTTATCAAGGCAAAGTAGCAAGAGCTAACGCACAAGCTACAGCAATGGGTCAACTCATAGGAGGAGCAGCCAAAATCTCCGGCAAAATGGAAGATGTGGCTAACGCATCAAAAACATCAAATACTTAAGTTATGCCACAATTACCAAATTTAACAGGGCCAGCAGTCCCTCCAGAGCAGGCAGCAGGAATCAGAGTTGGAGTGCCTTCTACTTCTGGTTTGCAAGCAATAGCGCAAGCTGTTGGATCGGTAGGCGAGGAAATGCACGCTGCTAAGATGGAAATCTTGCAAGAGCAAAACAAAATTGACGTTTTGCGAACTGAAAGCGAATACGGCGCTTTTATGGAGGCTGAGCAGCAAAAACTTAACTTCAATAATCCTTCTAGCTGGGACGATCAGTTAACAAAAGCATCAAAAGCATTTAAGGACTCCCTAGCCTCCAAGAATCTATCTGCTGACGCAATGAGTTCTCTTAATACGAGGCTTATGGCGTACGAACAGAAGATTATGAGAAGCGCACAAAGAGACGCTCGCCTTGCTCAAGTTCAAATTATATCTGGAGAGTTTCAGAACCGGCAAGATTCTTATCTAAAAAACAGGGATTATGAAGGAGCTATAGAGAACCTTAAAGAGTCAGCGTATAGCCTAAAGATGCAAGATCACGAAGTGGAGAGTCGTGTATCAAGAATTAGAGAACAACAAACCTTAGATGCATTGCAAGATGCTGCATACGATGGGAATGTTGCTGTTTTTGAAAAAGACATACCTGGTATTTCAAAGGCTCAACAAAGAGCATTAAAGTCATCGGCAGAAAGCGCTTTAGCTAAAAAGAAAAGAAACCAATCTATTGCTGCAATGGATGGTATTTATGCGAATTCTATTAACACAAAAGAAGATATTCTTCGCGTAGCTCCAGACCTAGGCGCGGCGCAAACAGCAAAGCTTCTTGGTGTTATTGAGGGTAGAGACAGCGATGAAAGAAACAGAATTATCGCTACTCCAGAATACCAAAAACAATTAATTGGAAATGTTTCTGCACTTATACGAGACTATGATCCAAACGGAGAAGATGCGGATGCTAATTTTATCAACATACTAGATCTGTCAGAACAGATTGAAAGCAGTAACTACAAAGACCATTTGCAAAATCAAATTGAGGATATTCGCAACGAAGTCAAAGATAAGATTAAGACAAAAAAAGATTATATGTTTAACGAAGTCGATGAACTGTTTAAACAAGATTTACCTTTTTTGGAAATTCCAAAAGAACCAATAGGCAAAGCGCTTGGAACTTATTTAGAAGAGGGAATACTTGAAGATCCAGTAAGACTTAATTCTTTTGGTTTTAAAAATGAACACGCGCAAGCAATAGCTAAAGCAGCAAAAGAAGAGCAAAAAGCCAAAATGGAACCAAAGGGTAAAAATCCTTATAAAGGCCCATCTTCTATTGATTTGTTTCGTAGGTATTACAGTAGTGGCGAAAAAGCTGTTGAGGATTTCAGTCTTAAAGAGAGAGAAGTTCTTGAAGCTATTTTCCAATACAAAGGCCCAACTACTATGATTGTAGATCCTCCAGAAAAACAAAAATACGAAAGAGAGCTTAACGAATATGAAAAACAAAAATCAATTGCTTATGGATCTTATAAAGCAAGGGTTTCTCAGTGGATTAGGCTTAATCCTGATTTCACAATCGAAAAAGCTGATGAATACCTTAAAAGCTTAAATATTGATATTGAAGGACTCTCTGAATCAAAAAGCAATTTAGTAGCGCCTCGTCCAAAATAAAAAAGCTTAACAGGCAATACGAATAATCTAAAAACATGGAACCTGAATATCAAGGACAGCCAATAACAACTCCTGACGCGCCTCCATATGTGCCAGGTGTAACAGATCAAAGGTATGCTCCAGAAAGAGAGGAGCCTATTGAGCCTATTACAGTTCCTGATGATCCTCCGTATGTTGAAGGAGTTACAGATAAAAGATATGCTCCAGAATTTAAAGGAATTACAGATCAAGGGCTTGCTCCAAAAGTTCAAGAAGTTTCGGAATTTGTAGAAAAAGCCAGCGCCCCTGCTGGAATATCTACTCCTGATCTTTATTATTTAGGTGCAGACGCTATTGCCAATAGTGGATTATCTCAGATTGAAAGTGAAAAGCTTGTTGCTCAAAACAACTGGGTAAGAGAGTCCTTGGGTAATATCGAAAGTGCTGTTTTAGATTACGAAAACTTTTTGCCAGAGTCAACTGAGCCAGTTAAAAACCGAGCATTAATTAGAGCTACTATGGAGGTAGAGCTTGGTTATGATCCTCCAACAATTTTTGAATACGAAACAAGTAGAAATCAAGCTTACAAGAAATTGTTTGGTAAAGATCTTTCTGAAGATTTAGGAGATCCTGAGCAAGCTTTTGTTAGCGCTTTAACTAATAGAGCTGTAATTAAAAAAGAGGATTTTGAATTTTATAAAAAAGTAGATCGTCAGGCAACTCTTTCAGCAATACTTGGAGATGGGTTAATAGAGCTACAGTTTGGAGAATCCGTAAAAGATGACCCTGCTTTTATTCGTCAAAAAGACAAAGCAATTAAGCGTTGGGCGGAAACACAAGAAGCAATTAGCGACCAATATGGGGACATGATCCCAAAGCTTCGCAAAACATTTCGCCAAATGCAATCTGGGGATGAATGGATTACTCAGGCTGGTTCTGTAGCTAGAACTTTAAATGAAGAAGATAAAACAAAATTTCTTCAAGTTCTTAGAGATTTAGCAGTAACATACCCAACTGAAGAGCTAGAGAGCGGCTTTAAAAAACTTGGTTTAAACCTAAAGAAATCGGGAAGAGGTGTGTCTGGCGCTATTGATGCCGCTATTGTAGGAACAGGAGATATAGTAAGAGAAGGCGGGACTGTTTCTTTGGCGGATTTGTTTGGGGGCGGCGAGTGGTATGCTAAAGAACAAGAAAGAAAAGCCGCTGATGCAAAATGGGCTGCTGCTTATCGCAAAGAACAAGACTTTGTAGCAGATGTTCGCAGAATATTTGAAGAAGATTATGATCCTATCAGACCTTTGGCAGAAAAAGGATCTACGTTAAGAGCTGTTGAAGAAGGTGTTTATGCAATACCTGGAGCTGTTACTACTACAGCAATGGCGTTTGTGCCGATAGCGGGAATGACTGCCACATATGGAACAATTAGAGAATTTGAAAGGCAGAAGTATCGTGGCCGATTAATTGCAAATGGCGTTCCTAGAGAAAAAGCCGCTGAAATAGCAGGAGTTCTATCTACCGTTTCTGCCGCCCCTCAAGTTTTACTTGAGAAGCTGCAAGCAAATATAGTTGGAGGAAAATCTCCAATATTTTCAAAAGTATTAGGAAAAGTTGACGGCTTACTAAAAACTAAAGCTACAAGGTTTACCGGTAGATTTTTAGCAGCAAGTTTAGGCGAGACTACTATTGAGTTAATGCAGGAGCTTACTTCTGAAACTGTTCAAGATCTTGCAAGCGAACTGCAAAAAGAAATTCCTGACATTGAATGGAAAAACGGAAAAGATGGATACTTTGATGGTTATTTTAACAAAACCATTACAACATTTGTAGCCGTTGCCCCATTGTCATTTATACCGGCAGCAAGAGGGCTGTCTGCTGATAATAGAGCCGCAGCGATTAAGACGACCTCGCCTCTTGTTAGAAAGGCTTGGGGCTTTAAACCAGAAGACAATGCCGCTATTGATGATGCTAAAACTCCAAGCGAAACAACAAGTGCTGTAGAAAACGCTTTAACAAATCGTGATCCACAATCAGAAAGCGCAAAGGAGGCAACTGAAGAGTTAGAACAAAAACTTAAAAAAGAACAAGAAGCTTTAAAGCAATTAGAAGATTCTGGAGTTATTCCTAGCGTTAGAGCTTCTAAAGATAATAAAGGTTTTGAGGTTTATGACGCACAAACTGATGCGGTTATTTCTTATGCTGATACAGCCACTGAAGCAACCGAGGCTGTTCTTAATACAATAGGAATGCGAGAAAACGCAACTCAGGACGTTATTGACGAAATGAGTTCTCTTATTGAAGCCGCAAAACAAGTTTCAAAAGAGACTGGAGTTACTCAGGAGATTTCTCCTACACAAATTGTAACTCCCGAAATGGCAAATAAAATCTTTCCTGAGTCAGCTAGGAGGATAGCAGAAGAATCTAAGTTAATTGAGGTTGCGGAAGGAGGCACTGGTGCTGTAACTGAGGCTGTTTTTAACCCACAGCAAATTGTTACAGGTGTAGCAATACCCAAAGGCATACAGGGAAGAATTGAAGATGTGACAAAACTTTATGGTGGATCTAATATTTTCACACTTGTTCACGAAAGATCTCACCATGTAAGGAGAGAGTTAATTGCGCGAGGAGAGCTTAGTGAAGAAAGGCAAATTTCATTTTTCAGAAAGCTTAATGCTGAATTAAAGGGTCGAAAAACTAAAACAGGGCAAGCTGTAGAGTTTAAAGGTCTTAGTGGAGATACTGTTACAGAGACAGCCTTAGATGAAGCGTGGGCGCATTTTGCAGAAATTGCAATTTTGCGAACAAGAAACGGTAAAAAATCAAAGCTTAGAAGCTTGTTAAACAAAAACCTTTCCGCAATGGTTAGGGCTAATGTTCCAGGCGCTCGTCAGTTCAAAGCGTTCATTAGAGCGATGAAGGACTTTTTTGCTTTAGACCTTACTAGAGCAGTAATTTTACAAAAAGCTGTAAGAGACGGCAAGCTTGACGCAGCAGAAATGCAAGAGTTTGAAGCAATGGTTTTAGGAGAAACCCTGCAAGAGCAACACGAAGAACAAGTCTTACAGTCTAGGGAAGAATTAATTCAGCAAGAAGGCCCATCGTTTTCAGTGACTGAAGATTTTACTGGAGTTATTGAAGCGAATAAAGCTATTAGCAAAACTGTTTATCTAAAAAACAAAACAAAGTTTCAAGAAGCAATAAAGAATGGAACAATTGAAACAGGTGTTGATGTTTTTTCATTTAGTGGAATGGATATGTTTTTACACGCCCCTGATTTTGCTTTTGCTGGCGAAGTCAAGGTAGGTGATGAAACTGTATTCAAAGGCAAAGGCGGCGTTTATTACCCAGTGTTATTTTCTGACGGAAACTATTTTTGGGCTTC